GTAGCAAGCAAAATCCTGCGTTTATTGTTTTTAAGAATTGATTTGACTTTATCAAGCATAGCACGAGAGTACGCGGAAAATAAAATATTAACCTTCTTCTCAAAAGCAGCTACGCCTTGACCAACTTTAGCGCTGGTGTCAAATGCATCTTCGGCTTTCCATTTTGTTTGTCTCTTATTAAAGAAACTCAACTGTCCATCACGTTCTTTGTCAAAAATTTCTAATAGTTCTTTATCATCAATGTAGTTAGTACCTAGCTTATGGCTAAGAGATTCAGCATAATCAAATGCGTTCTTAAGAATCTCTTTTTCATCGCAAACCATTTCCTTGGCCAATTTCTTAATGGAGTTAGGATTGTTGTACAAAGCGGTGCACAAACCATTAACCAAAGTTGTATAGGTTAATTGTGCATCTCTTTTGTTGTGCTTTTTGTACGGTTTCGAATATCTGGTAACTAATGTTTGCACTGTTTTAAGAGTACTATCAGAAACTTGGTTTATTACATTAGAAACAACTTTTGAAACATTTGCTACTTCCTCAGTTTTAGGAAAGCTTGTTATCGTTTCAAGATTAGTTTTTAATGTACCTGACAAAACTTCAGGTAAACCAGGTGTGACAATCGCACGTTGCAAAATATAGGAATCGTTTGATGGCTTGACGATTTCCATAATTTCTTCAACCATAGGGAGGTCGGCAACGTCTTCTGGCACGTGGGAAGCCAGGCTGAGCGGTATTTCAATATCAGGTTTAACAAAAACATCACTACGAAAATATACCTGATTAAATTCTTCGTAAGTGGAAATAAGAGTAGCATCAAAATTATAATATTTACAAAATGATTGGGTATCGCCATAAAGAAACATTCGGGAAGTGGGTCGAGTCAATGCAGTGTAAGTAACACTGTCTTTGTTGAGATACTGCGATTCAATAGCAGCACTGTCAACAACTAGGCAGACGTTCGGAGTCCTAGAACCAGTGTAAGTTGTTATTGTTGATATTTTAATTCCTTTGCTACTTAAATTTTTAGCAGTTGCATTGTTGTAACAAATAAATTGCATATCATCATTAACACCTTTAGCACTTAATTTACTAAGATCCAAACTATCGCTAATTCTGTAAAGTGACTTAACGACTTCCGAATGAGTTCGAATTTTCCAATTAAACTTTTTATTTAAACACGCAGTGATATCCTGTGGTATTTTATAGACATCAATCTTATTATTGCGTATTCCTTGCGATTCAAAAGTGGTGAACTTAATATTGTTCTTATAATTGGAAAATTCAGTTTGGTGAATATCGCCCAGAGCATAAATAACTGCGTTCGGAAACCTAAGTTTCAGCATATAAATATACTCGACACAGAATTGTGATATTTCATCTACTACGATCTCAGCATCATCGGGTAAATTAACCCCGAAAATAACATGTTGAGTATATGATTTCACACCAAGATTCTGGTGAGAAATACTTAATTGTTTAGTAGGTGAAATAAAAATAGCATCTGGATGATCTTCAGCAAACTTTGTTGTTTTACTTGAACTGGCGAAACCGGTAAAACATATTAAATTGACAAACTCGGGCACCTTCTTAACATTTTGAGAGTATTTTGCAAAACCGTCACTGAAAAATGTCTTATTAAAATGTACAATGCTGTTATAATCAGCATAAAGAACATGTTCAGTATAATCACGGTGATGTGCATCATAAACTTCATCAAAAGTGCGAAAAGGAATATTGGTAGTTTTAAGGTTAGCATCGGTATTGAAACCGCGACCGATGAAATATCTTTCTGTACCCTTACCAGCTACGAATTGGTAATCCCTAAAATGGGTTGCGTACTCATAGAGATCATGCGGATCTCCGAAAGATTTTATTAAAACCATACCACCAGCATTAAGCCTTTTCTTGCAAAATTTAATTGCAGAAGATGTTAGTGCCTCTGTATTAACGAAACGACCAGCGTCACTTATAATACAATCAAAGCGTTTGTCTTTAAAAATTGATTGAAAGTCCCCTTTATATTTCTCAATATTAATACCATCGGTGTTCTGTGTGAATTTAGAAGCGACATATTTCTTAGAGTATTTATTATCAACACCATCAAATACTCCTGCATAGAAAACAGGATAAATGTCAGCTTCATCACAAGCATTGTATATTTTATTGATTAAATAACCAGGGGCGGCGCTAAGCTCAATTATATTAGCGCCTTCGGTTATATAAGGTAACAACAAAGGAATCATGGAATCGAATTTCTCGACAGCACCGCCTCGCATAGCGGCAGCATTCGAGTAATGATTGTTAGCATGATTAATTATATGTACCTTATCACTTTCTCCACCATATCTGTAGTCAACATTTTGTTTAGAACTAACCACACTAATGTTAAGCTTAAAAATTTCAGCTAATAACATAATAACAACAGAAGAAGCATCAGACTGCCAAACACCTCTAAATATGTAATCCCTTATTTCTTTCTCACTTATAACTTGTGTGAGTGAAGAATATTGCGTCAATGCATCGAATGATGCAACTAAGAATTCTTTTTGTTTAAGCCGAGAATGACGTGGTAAACAATGCCATACAGAATTCATAGCGCAATGACCGGCCAAAAATACACGGGGCATTTCAGCAGGATCTCTATCGAAAAACATAATAGGTGAAGCAGACTCTAAATTGGCTGTCTTTAGGATGGAGTCGGTAGAACCGAAGAGACTTGACTCGATTGAAACATCGAGAGGTTGTTTTTCTTCCTTGACGGAAGAAGGAGGTGTTGGAATGGGAATAGATTCGAGACTTTCAGAGAAAGTTTCTTTATCTAAATTGCTAGAGGGATCAACCTTATTCTCTTTAGCAACGAAATCATCACACTCAACATCACCGTCTAAACTCAAGTCAATACGTTTAGGTGGGTGAGGAAGAGTGTTTTTCAACTCAACGTGGACAGATTTCTGGTGTATTTGGTCGCAATAGGATATAATTTGCCATGTATTAATCCAACGACCAAATGCATTTACATCAATGCAACGATCTTTACCATCAATCTTTCCGAACGTGTTGAAATAGAAAGTACGATCTAACCAGCTGGTGAACGTTTTCCATTTTCTCCCGAAAAAATCATGACCTCCGAGTTCCCTTAATTCATTGAAACAGGCGGAAATTGTGCCAGTTCTTTGCGCGCGTTCGGCGGCGCACAAAACGAATAAGGTTATCACAATTGTTTTATAAGTATTGTGATCAACTTCCCACTTCTCGCGATAAACCTTTGAGCCGACGATAATAGATGATCTAAAACCCTGTGCAGCTGCACAGAATTCTGAAAACTGAAAACTATTATCTTTTGTACGATGACCGTAGGCCATCAAAGGATCGCAAAAAGAAGCGGGTGCAATATAATGAGGAGTCTCAAATTGACGGTAGGCGAAATCGTAATCGGCGGCATGAAAAATGTTAGGAACCTTATAAAGATTTCCGGCATATTTCGTAATCGGTACCCTTAAGGGCATAACGTCGACACTTTTCCTACAACGTACAAAGTTGACTACATGTAATGGACCTATATTGCGAACGGTCTCTTTATTAATATCAAAATCTGGAGTAGAAATTTTTGATAAAGTTGCCCATTTATTCCACAATTCATAACTATGAATGTAAGGAGCGGAATAATCCTTTAAAGAAAACATGACTCTATCTTTGTCAATCATCTCCATACCAAAACCTGGTAGATCATATTTGACCAAACTAGAATCATATATGAATAAAGGAAAATAAACATAGGCGACCATGATATCAATATCATGATTATCAAAAATCCGTGCAACAGATTCAACACTAATATCATAGAGAGAATGTATACTAAAAGCAACATCTGCTTTAAAATAGCAATTCTCTGAACCATTGACGCAACTTATGGTTCTTGCCTGTCTGCCAGTAGAAAAATTCTTCAGATCGACTGATGTGTTTGTCGAACTTGCTCGATATAAATCTCTAGCGCTGTTTAATAACAGACAATTGTGGTTAGCGTGCAATTTACCGTCAGCAGAATCACCGATCGTCATGGTGATTTTACCTTTGTTCTTGTAACGTTGAATTTGCGCGCTAGCGTCATGGTTACTGTATTCATTAAGAATAGCAAGTAACGGGTGTGAACTGTCCTTAAGATTTCCGTTTGTATTTTGTAAAACGAATCGGTGCTCGAACAGTCCTTGAAGCACCTTTGTTGTATCATCATTAATATGATACGAATGCACGAATGCATTGTTCAACTGATTGTTAACGCTTTCATTAATACGTTTGAGGATATCCAACTTTGTGGCATCATCCTCAGTTTTATATTCTTTATACGTTATAGATTGCATTATAATATTCTAAT